CTCCATTGCGCGCAGAAAACGATTTACTGCTGGCATGCGTATGGTCTTGCCTGAATCCCAATCGGCCTCGGCACTGGCTCCACGTACACCGCCACTGATTTCAGCAACCGTGTTTTCCATCACCCATAAAAGCCCGTACAAGTCTCTGTAGGTACCACCTTCGTGAGTCGCGCTGCTGTCTTCTCCGCCCAGATAGTAAGAGTGGTCCACGCGCAGCCAACCAAAGGGTTCATCCAGCCGCATCATAAATTGCAGTGAACCAGGTGGTGGGCCGGTGCCAGAGGGATTTACGAGTACCCACTTATCAAGTAACTCAGAGAAGGCAAATATCTTCTTCGCATTACCACCACCTGTATCACCGGCTACCAACAACTGGTCGTCGTTCTTAACAATGTCTTTAACCGGGAGTCCATCAACCTGAAGCGTTGGAGTATCTATGTCATTTGCATCATGGGATACTTCTACAATAATTACTAAGTCCTTTGTTAAGGAGCCGAAGGGAGGTACTGAGTTAACAACGAGTACGTTCTTAGTGCTCGACGCATGCACAACTGCACTTCTGATATTGCTACTTACGGCGATTGACGCTGACGCTAATGCATTAGCTTCTGACGCTGCTGCGTTCACTGAGTTTTCTAAATATAAATCTACAACAGTAGCTGCAGTAACACGCTGCTCAATTCTGTCTGTACTCGTGTAGGGTCTAGCTGTAGTACCCTCGGCACCACGCTCAACTGTAAGATCATTAATAGCAATAGATGTAACCTTAACAATCTCAATAAGGTTACTCGAGTTAACAAGAGTGCCATAAAAATAATCACCCACTCCTAGGGTCGGGAATAGCGACGCATCTAATACTGATATTGTTGTATCAACATCAGAAATACTACCTGATAACTGACCCCAAGCTTGGTTGTTTATCTTGATTCCCATACTTATACACCGTCGTCTTCAAACGTAACAGTCCACGTAACTTCTACTGTATCCAACTCGCCTTTGTTAATCACAGGGAATACTAACCTGTTCAGTAACGTACCTGCTACACCTGCGTTTAGTATACCTGATTCCGTAATTGCCCCTGTCCCTATACCCGGGCCAAACGAAGCTTCGTAAGTAACATCATTAGCAACCGCTGCGACTGAACTCAATGCTTCCCGAGCCAACTCGTTATCTAATGCTACATCCGCAGGAACTACTGCAGTGGCACCACTACCTATTGCTATATGAGACATCACCGGATCAGCAGCACCGACTGCACGAGAAGCAAGGAAGGCTAACCCTGTGTCAACAATATCGTTCTTCTGGATAAACGAAAGTATTACCTCACCAAGATGATCTCTTAGCACAAGGCGAAATATACCCGTTATTTTTAGTTTCTGCTTATTCATAATACTCTATCTCCTAATGGCGTTATCATAATTCTCATACAACTAAAACGCAACGACTAGAACGTACCGTCTAATGCTGCAATCATTTCGTCACGTATCGTAATCGCATCTGCTAATGGTAACTTTGCCATGTCTCTTACCTAGTTAAATGTCTTATCAAATGTTTACTCGAATATACCAAGTCCTATAATCTCGACACCTGATACTGTATCCACCAATGTTATCCGTATTACTTTACCCAACGACTCAGTTATTTCAATACCTTCTTCACGGCTCTGGCGTACTACTGTAGATAATGTTTCTGTAACCCCGAACCCATCTGCGTTGACTTTACCTACTACTGATTCAATCCCATCTGAAATACTTGGGGTATCAATTAGGCGCTTACCTACGGTACTAAAAATCCCATCCGAAATACTTGGGGTATCAATTAGGCGCTTACCTACGGTACTAAAAATCCCATCCGAAATACTCGGGGTATCCCCTATTACTTTCTGTATTAACTTACTCGCCCGGTCAGTGATGCTGGAACTATCACCTAAAACTTTCCCAATTAACTTAGCAGCTAAATCTAATAGCGTTACCCCGTCAATCTGAACTGGAATCCCTACTAATATACCTGCCGATGCTACTGCTCTGTTTGTGTATCCAACATCTGCTGTTACGTCGATGTACGCAATATCAACTACTGGGTTCGCACGACTTATACTAGCCGAAACTACGGGGGACGCCACTACGCTAATACGTATATTAGCCATACTATGTCACCAGAAAATTCTGTCTCACCCGAAAGTTAATGACATCATAAATAGTTTGGATCTCACTACCTTCGTCAATGACAATCTCACCTTCATAATGCCCAGTATCAATCCCGTCAAGAACTCCGCTGGTAAAATCAAATTGGGCTTGATTCGCAGCAGGACCTAATGCACATGGGATAGTAGCAATCAATACATCATCGATGCCTTTCTTCCTGAATCGAACCGTCACCACTGAGGAGGATACGTCGTATGTGTTCTGTGTAACATCATCGGTAAATGTGATTGTAACTGTAGGGCGATCATCACCAACTACTAGATTAATAACGTCTGTCATTTTTCCCCCTACACCCAAGGCCGTGGTCTGACAGCCACTGAAGCTCGACCGTTACCTAGATTCTGCCTAGCCCTGCGACCAGCATTACGGTAACTAAACTGTCTTTTGTGGAACTCAGCTAGTTTCATATCTGTCCAGCTTTTATCAGGGAGCATGTATAAATACCCCAAGGCACCATCCATTACTGCATTCTCTATCTCATCAAAAACAGACTCATCCATACCTGCTGCTGTGCGGAGAGGCTTCAATGCGACCATCATACTAAGGTCGTAATTCTCTTCGTCATCAGGTACAGGTGCCATACCAAACTGGTCGGCATCAAGATGGACTATAAACTGTGGTCTGGATAAATGTTCGGGGTCGTGGTTGGGCCAATCAGGATATTGGTCGTAGATATCCTCGAAAGTACATGGGATTATTTTGGTCCCATTAAGAGCAACATGAATAAATGCATGCACCTCTGCGTTATTAGGTGGCTCGTACGGGTAGTTATGTAGACCCGGAGTCAAACGTATAGGGGGTTGCTGATACTTCCATGCTAGGGTCTCCTCACACACTTCAATCGCCGCGTCGCGTATATACTTCTCAATGACTGGGAACGGACATCCCGGTACATTAGTTACTAATCGCTGTACGAGCGTATCAAAATTACGTGTTGGCATTAGGTTGGAACCTCGGCTTTTCTATTCCCATCTTCCTCGTCTGAAATCTCACGAGACTCAAGACCTGCATTCAATGCTTGGAAGAACATCTTCTGTGAAGCTGCTGCTCGACCAGAACTGACGTGCTCATTGTCGATAGACTCCGCTAAATATATCACGCCTTCTATGATAATAGGTAGGTATGCATCCTGAAGATCATCGATAGTTCCACCATTGGGGATCGGTGTTACGTCGTTTAAATCTACTTCAGTGTAAGTGCGAGGTTGCCGAGAATACTCGATGAAAAGTTGCACACCTGTAGATGGGGGTGGGTAAAGAAAATATCGGTTAGGGTTCCGGACATGCCGCATCCAATTTACTGGTGGGGCCGATGGGTCTGATTTCCACTGAGGGTACGATTCATCCATACTCTCACGTTCTACTTCGGTGATACCATTGCCCCCAACGACATTGAATACCTCCATGATCCGTACGGAATTCGCCGGTGCGGTCTGAACTGCTGCACCCACTATCGGGGTGATGTCAGCCATAAATGCGAATAAATCTGGGCGTACAACAACCATAAGCCGAAGGGCTCGGTTAATGAGGCCTACAAGAACTTCGTCACTATAACGATAAGGAACTCGCTCATCCTGTATAGATAAGCGAACCCCACTTAGAACCTCACTTAATTGCATTATTACAACCCTTTAGATGCATCCTCGCTAAGTGCTTGGTCAATCTCACTACTTAGATTATCTTCAGATAAAATCTCCTCTGGATCAGCAGGAATATTCTCTGTCAATAAATCTAAACCAGGCTTCTTAACACTTACTTTTTTTTGTGGTGCTTTTGTGGCAACCGTTTTCTTGGCATTAGCTTTCTTAGCTGTTGCTGGCTTTGCTGCTGCGGGTGCCTTTTTAGCAGGTGCTTTCTTAGCAGCTACCTTCTTCTTAACATGGTCTGGCATACACTTCTCAGGGTACGCTACCTCGAATGGTATCTTTTCTAACTCAGCCTCATTCTCTAAATGTGGGCTAAATCCAAATATACGGCCGTTGATACGGTGGCGCATTACAAACCCTGGTTGCTGCTTGCTCATATGAATCTCCAATTTTTACGGGGGGTTAAAAAAAGGCAGGGTCATAACTCCCCACCTTTTGTACTTACTTACTTACTTACTTAGGTTCCTGGTGAAGTGCTTACCGGGATTGGGCCAGCTCCGTCAACTACCTTCGCCCAAACACGAATGTTACCCGTGGTAGGTATAGCGCCTTCAAGAAGCACGTCGATAGTGTTAGCAGCTGAATAATACTTACCTGCTGCAAAAGCAGCGAGAGTTCCTACAGAGCAAACATTACTAGGTGCATCAGCTGCGGTAGCCGCAACAAAACCAGCTGTATC